GATTCCTGCAAGATCGCAATCTAAAGATCGATGGCAAACAAGTGATCGACTTCAATGCAGAGAGAGCTCGGAAGGTCAAAGCAGAGGCTGATATTGCAGAGATCGAGGCAGCTAAAGCTCGAGGGGAGGTCGCTGATCTGGCTGATGTGCAGCGATCTGTCGAACAGTGTTTTGCAGAGATCAGAGCAAATCTCAGAAACATACCGAGCAGAATCTCAGCACAGCTGATCGGAGAACAGACCGAGACACAGATTAAAAAAGTAATTTTGTCAGAGATTGATGCTGCACTGATGTCGCTCTCTGGCGGGTTCGAGGTGATAGAGCAAGATGACGACCAATCTGCTGAAATTCAATAATCCAGCTGGGATATCTCTGGCGATCAATAAAGCAGCTCGGCTGCTGCGACCACCGCCTGATCTCAAGCCATCGGAGTGGGCAGAGAGCAATGTGCATCTGCCAATCGGTAACGCGATCCCAGGTCTGATCCGATTCGACAATGCGCCATATCAGCGCGAGCCTTTGGACATGACTGCTGATCCGAGCTGCACCAGGATAACGCTGATGTGGGGAGCCCAGGTCGGAAAGACGATGATGGCATTGTGCGCCCAGGCGTATCGGATCGCGCAGAATCCACAGAGCCAGATCATGATGCAGCCAAGCCAGGGCGATCTGTCCACCTGGCTCGAGACCAAGTTCAATCCGCTGATCGAGTCAAACGATACACTACAGGAGCTAGTTGCAAAGCCTAGGGCTCGAGAAGGCGTGAACAATCAGCGCATGAAATCCTATCCTGGTGGATTCCTGATGTTCTCCTGGTCTGGATCACCTAAGACGATGCGCGGTCGATCTGCTCCTTTCATCGTTTGCGATGAGGTCGATGGATACGATATGACAGGCGAGGGTCACCCGGTCTCACTGCTCTGGCAGCGAGCTGCGACTTTCGGAGATCAGCGAACGCTGCTCGAGATCTCGACTCCGACCATCAAAGGCTCGAGCTGGATCGAGACCGCGTATGACCAGGGCGATCAGCGGAGATTTCACATCGAATGTCCACACTGCCAATTCGAGCAGCATCTGCAATGGGCGAACGTCTCCTGGCCAGAGGATGAGCCAGAAAAGGCGGTGTATGCATGCTCGAGCTGTGGTGCTGCACTCAATGACAGCGAGCGAATCGCTGCAATTCGCAAAGGTCGCTGGATCGGGGAGCGAGAATTCAAAGGTCACGCGAGCTATCACCTGAATGAGCTGTACAGCTGTTTCAGACGACTCGGGGATATCGCGCAAAGTTTCCTGGAGAAAAAACGCGCTGGCGATCTGCAATCGTTCATTAACGTGAGCCTGGCTGAAACCTGGGAGGAAGGTGGTGACAGTGTAGATGATCACAGTCTCCTGGCCAGGCGTGAAGATTGGGGCGAGGAGCTGCCAGATGATGTGGTGTTGCTGACTGCCGGGATCGATACCCAGGATGATCGGCTCGAGGTCGAGATTGTTGGCTGGGGTCGAGGTGAGGAATCCTGGTCTGTCGATTACAAGGTGATTCATGGCGATCCATCGGGCTCGAGGATATGGAATGAGCTCGACCAGGTGCTGGCGAGCACATATCGGAGAAAGGATGGAGTCGAGCTGATGATTCGCAGCAGCTGCATTGACTCAGGTGGCCATCACACTCAATCGGTCTATTCATACGCAAAGATCAGAGATGGGAAGCGAATATTCGCGATCAAGGGTGTCGGTGGTGAAGGCCGACCGCTGGTCTCGAGGCCGACCAGGACAAACATCGCAAAGATCAAGCTGTTCAGTGTGGGAGTCGATACGGCAAAGGAGCTGCTGTACTCGAGGCTCAAGATCGATGAGCCTGGTGATGGTTTCTGTCACTTCCCGGCTCACTATGATGAGGAGTATTTCAAGCAGCTCACAGGCGAGGCTTTGGTGACCAAATGGGTGCGCGGGCATAAGGTTCGAGTCTGGAAAGCGCAGCGGAGACGGGTCGAGGCTCTTGACTGTCGAGTGTATGCTATGGCAGCGATGGTGATATTATCTCCAAACTTGGATACAATAGCGGAAAAGCTATCTGAGCGAGCTGAGAAACCTGAGCCAGCACAGAAGCCACAGCCTTTGATGAGACAACGACCGCAGGGCGGTTTTGTGAACAACTGGAGATAATATGGCCAATTTGTTCGATGCTGCGAACGCGCCCGAAGGCGAGCCACTTGTTGTCACTGTTGGCGACTTCATTCAATGGAAACGCAGCGACCTAGTGGATGATTATCCACCAGCTTCCTACACTGCCACCTATGTCGCCAGGATCACTGGCGGTGGTTCAAACGAAATTCAGCTAGTTGGGACAGATCAGACGACTCACTATCTGTTCACAGTGAATTCGGTGACATCTGCCGATTTTGTTCCTGGTTATTATCACTGGCAGCTCGAGATCGTTCGGAACAGCGACTCAGAGCGAATTGTTGTTGATACTGGCACATTCACAGCTGCTGTCGATCTCGATGTCAATCAGAGCGATCCCAGGTCTCATGCAGAGATCATGGTCGATAAGATCGAGAGCATCCTAGAAGGTCGCGCAGATTCTGATGTGGCCAACTACTCAATCAAGGATCGCCAGCTGACCAAGATCAGCATCCCAGAGCTGATGCAGTGGCGCGACTACTACAAGCTCGAGCTCCGCAAAGAAAAGAACGCGCAGCTCATCGCCAAAGGTGAGAGCACTGGCGCGACTGTCAAAGTGAGGTTTTGATCATGGGGCTGTTTGATCGGTTCAAAAAGAAAAAGCCTGTGATGAAGCGCAGTTTCTACGCTGCGAACACAGGTCGCCTGTTTGCTGATTTCATTACATCCTCGAGATCTGCCGACTCCGAGATTCGCGGAGCTCTCAGAGTTATTCGCGACCGCTGCCGGGAGAGCGCGAGAAATCATCCCTATTCCAGACGATACATTCAGATCCTGACCAGTAATGTGGTCGGATCGAATGGCGTTCACTTTCAGAGCAAAAAGCGGAATCCTGATGGGACACTCGATGCACCAGGAAATCGGATTGTCGAGGAAGCCTGGCGCGATTGGTGTCGGTTTGGTCATTGCACTGTCGATGGAAAGCTGAGTTTCCAGGCAGCACAGCGTCTGTTCATCGAGACCTGGGCTCGAGATGGCGAGGTGCTGATTCGCCTGGTCAAAAATATGCGAGACAGTTCTCATGCGTTCGCGATCCAGTTCTATGAGGCCGACTATCTCGATGAGGAATACAACACCAAGCTAACTAATGGGCGCGAGGTGCGGATGGGTGTCGAGCTCGATGAGATGAAGCGTCCAGCTGCGTATTATTTGTTCGCAGATCATCCGCATCATTCGGACGGGTTCGGCACAGATTACACCAAGCGGAAGCACATTCGCGTCCCAGCGGATGAGATGATTCATGCGTACATCCAGGAGCGTCCAGGTCAGACTCGAGGCGTTCCACCGATGTCGAACGTATTACCGAGACTCAAGATGCTCGATGGATACGAGGAAGCTGAGCTGGTCGCTGCTCGAGTCGGTGCATCTGCGATGGGATTCATCACATCACCAGGTGGCGATGGCTACATGGGCGATGATATGGACAATGGCACTCCGATCATGAGCGCAGAGCCTGGCACATTCCAGCAGCTGCCAGCTGGCATGGATGTGAAAAGTTTCGATCCTGATCATCCGACCACAGCGTTCAGTGATTTTGAGAAAGCGATTCTGCGCGGAATCAGCTCAGGTTTGGGCGTGAGCTATGTGTCGCTGTCGAACAATCTCGAGGGCGTTTCGTACAGCTCGATTCGCCAGGGCGTGATGGAGGAGCGTGATCACTTCAAGATGCTCCAGGCGTTCATGGTCGAGCAGTTCATCGAGCCAGTATTCCGCGCCTGGTTAGACAGCGCGATGATGGCTGGCACAGTAAACATTCCAGCTTATCGGTACGATGAATTCGCGAACGCGACTCGATTCATTCCGCGAGGCTGGCAGTGGGTCGATCCACAGAAAGAGATCGCAGCGAACGTGAACGCTCTGAACAATGGTGTCGTCACGCTCCAGGATATTCACGCGCACTATGGGCGCGACACTGAGGAAGTGTTTGAACAGGTGCAGCGCGAGCGCGATCTGGCTGCTCGGTATGGAATCTCGATGAATTTCGAGCCTTTCGGTGATGTGGCGAAAGCTGAGATACTAGGAGAGCCCGATGCCAATTTATAAAGGCGTTGAGCTCCCGACCAGGCCGACCGAGGGCATGAAAGAAGAAGCCCGGAGATATGAAGCCTGGCGCGAAGAAGGTTATGAGGGTGGCACACAGGTCGCTGCTGCTCGAGCAAATCAGATCCTTGCGGGAGATTATCTCTCGGTGGATACTGTAAAAAGGATGCACAGTTTCTTTTCCAGGCATGAAGTGGACAAGGAAGCTGAGGGATTCCGACCAGGTGAGGATGGTTATCCGAGCCCAGGTCGGGTGGCATGGGCAGCGTGGGGCGGTGATCCTGGGCAAAGTTTTGCGAGGCGAATTGTGGAACAGATTGAAAGAATCGATGAGCAGGATCGCGATCAGGGCGTCGAGCTCGAGTATCGCGCTGCAACTATTGAAAACGCGGATGTCGAGGAGAGAACAATGGATCTCTCGGTATCCTCAGAATTTGGCGTCGAACGTGAGTTCGGGATGGAAGTGTTGAGCCATGATGACGGTGCGATTGATATGTCGCGCCTGAACAACAAAGCTCCGCTGCTGCTCGATCACGATATGCGCCAGCAGATTGGTGTCGTGGAAAAAGCATACATTGACCCAGAGACCCGCAGACTACGGGCGACTGTGCGTTTTGGAAAGAACGCTCTGGCCAGTGATGTTCTCCAGGACGTCAAAGATGGGATTCGTACCAATGTTTCTATTGGTTATCGAATCCTGGATATGGAAAGAATGAATGACAGCAGCGGGACGGTTGTGGTGCGTTCATGGCTTCCGCATGAAATCTCTGTGGTCAGTGTTCCTGCCGATCCAACGGTCGGATTCGGACGCAGCCTGGAGAAAGCAGCAGAGAAATCTGAACCCGAAACTATCATTGAGGTAAGAACAATGACTGAAATCAATACTGATGAGCTAAAGGCTCAAGCTGCTGAAGCTGCGAAGCGTGAATTCCAGCAGACAGCAAAAGAGATCACAGCTTTGGCTGTGCGTCACAATCGTCGCGATCTGGCTGACAAAGCAATCACAGACGGTCTTTCAATCGATCAATTCCGGGGCATGCTCCTCGATGCGCTTCCAGAAGGTAAGCCATTAGAGCGCACAGCTGGCGATGTCGATATGACTCAGAAAGAAGTTCAGAACTACTCTTTCATGAAGGCTGTTCGCGGTCTTGTGAATGGATCTGGTCTTTCTGGATTCGAGAAAGAAGTTTCTGATGAAATCGCAAAGCGAGCTGGCAAAGAAGCTCAGGGCTTTTACGCTCCTGACCAATTCTGGTCAGGTATCGGCAAGCGTGATTTGACTGTCGGAACAGACTCAGCTGGTGGTTTCTTGAAGCCAACAGATCACCTGGGTGACCAATTCGTTGACGCGCTCCGCGCTCGCACTGTGCTTTCTGGCGTAGGTGCTCGCTTCTTGTCTGGTTTAAAAGGCGATGTGGCGATTCCTAAGTTGGCTGGCGGTGCAGCTGCTGCGTTCGTTGGTGAAAACTCAGCTGTCGCTGAACAGAACCCAACATTCGCGCAGATCACAATGTCTCCAAAGACATTGGGTGCATTTGTCGATATCTCTCGCTTGCTCATGATCCAATCTGATCCATCTGTTGAGCAGATCATCCGCGATGACCTGTTGAACGCTTTGGCACAGAAGATCGAAGATGTGGCAATCGAAGGCGGTGGAACAAACGAGCCATCAGGTATCCTCGACACAACAGGCATCGGCTCTGTTGCTCTTGGTACTAACGGTGCTGCTCCTACTTGGGCATCTGTTGTGAACCTGGTTCGCGAAGTTGAACAAGACAACGCTGCGATCAATGCAAACGCGCTGCGCTTCTTGACCAATCCAAAGGTGAAGGCGAAATTGAGCCAAACATCTAAGGTCGCGAGCACAGACTCTGTGATGATCATGGATGATCCTTGGACTTCACTTTATGGCTACGGCATGGAAGTGACTTCTAATGTCCCATCTGATCTGACAAAAGGTACTGGTACTGCATTGTCAGCGATGATCTTTGGTGACTTCAGCCAGCTGCTGATCGGTTTATTCTCGACAGCAGACATTCTGATCGACCCATACACAGGCGGTGCTGCTGGTACAGTTCGCATCCGCGTCATGCAGGAAGTGGATTGTGGTGTACGTCACGCGCAATCATTCGCTGCAATTCAAGACATGATCACTACCTAAGTGATCGACCGCTGACGGGGCTCTCTGAGCCCCTGATGCATTGAGGAGAGATGAAATGAAGTTAATCGCGACTCGAGGTGTTTCAGTTTCTGGCCAGCATTATGATCCAGGCGATTTGATCGATGCAGATGATGCAACTGCGACACAGCTCCTAGCTTCTGGGAAGGTGATCCCGACTGATTCGGTTGATCGCTCGATTGGACTCAATACAGAGACCGCTGCTCCGCTAAAAGCCAAGACAAAGCGCACTACTACCACCAGGAAGAAAAAGGCTGACTGATGGCTGTTGAGAGCGCAGACGACAGATCATATTTTTACGCGGTTGACGATTTTGGTGTCGCTGCGATTTATACGCCAGCTGGTGGTAGCGCGAGCACAGTGAATGGTGTGTTCGATAATGATTTCGTTGAGATCGACACTGGCGGGGCGGTTTCATTCGCGCAGCAGCAAGCGACTTTTATGTGCCGAACAGCTGATGTCTCAAGCGCAGCCGAGGGTGACGCGATCACTATCTCTGGCGAGAATTACATTGTCCGGATCGTCCAGCCAGACGGGACGGGTATGACCAATCTGATCCTGGAGCTCCAGTAATGGCACATGTTCGCAAACAGATCAGAGATGCTGTGGTGACAGCTCTCACAGGTTTGACGACCACAGGATCGAATGTATTCGCGACCAGGGTATATCCACTGGCATCTGCGAAACTGCCTGGTCTCTGCATTTACACAGCAGCGGAAGATGCTGAGCTCGAGATCATGGGCTCGAACAGGACATTGATGCGCTCTCTCGATGTGATCGTGGAAGCGTATGCCCAGGGAACGACCACAGTGGACAATTCCCTGGATCAAATCGCGCTCGAGATCGAGGAAGCTCTGGCTGCTGATTCGGGTGTCGATGCACTGGTAAAGGATATATACTTAACCAGGACAGATATTGATTTGGATGGCGGTGAAGGTGAAAAGGTCACTGGTGCTGCCAGACTAACATTCAGAGCCATCTATCGGGTGGCCGAGAATGATGTTGAAACTGCCATCTAAAGGAGACTGAAAATGGCGAATCATGTTGGAAAAGACGGGCTGATCAAAATTGGTTCAGACACTTTGGGCGAGCTCCGCACCTGGTCATACAGCGTATCAGGTGAGGTCATCGAGGATTCAGTGATGGGCGACACAGCTCGCACATACAAGCCGGGTCTGACAACTTGGTCTGGTTCTGCTGAGGCTTGGTGGGATGAATCTGACACAGCGCAGACAGCATTGACTGCTGGAGCCGAGATCACTTTGGCTTTTTATCCAGAGGGAGCTGACACTGGCGATACTTATTACAGCGGATCAGCTGTGGTCACAGAGGTAAGTTCGACAGCTGCGATGGATGGGATGGTTGAAATTTCATTCTCATTTACTGGATCAGGTGCTCTAACTTCTGCAACGGCTTGATGATTTATGAAAGCGATTGACCGAGCGAAAGCTCATTTTGAGGCACTCGAGGAGCGCAGCATTGCGATCCCAGAGTGGGGCGAGGACGGTCAGCCATTACAAGTATTTTGCAAAGCCTTGACTCTCCAG